TCCGGTCCACGCTGACTTCCCCGTCGGTGACGGTGAGCTGGTCAGCCAGCACGGTCCCGTCCGGCTTCTCGATCTGCGCCTTGATGAAGAGCTGGTGGGGCAGCCCCAGGGCCTTCTCGAAGGTCAGCACCTGTCCGTTGGAGTCGGCTCCGGTCGGGTATCCGTACACGTGTCAGCTCCACATCGAGGGCAGGGGCTGGCCGGCCAGCGGCCACGTCTCGACCAGGTCCGCGGTGATGCGCCGAGCCCGCTGGGACGCGTTGCGCCGGGAGATGGTACGCAGGAGCGTAGTCGACCAGCGCTCCCCGAAGCGGACCCAGTCCCAGTAGCCGTCCATGTCCTGCTGCAGGATCATCGTGGTGCGCTTCGCCCGGAGGGCGGTGAGCGCCAGGAAGGCGGTCTCGTCCGGGGTGATGAGCTCGATCGGCCAGCGCTCCCCGGTGATCGCGTCCGAGACGAACGTGGGCAGCGCGGAGCCGAGGCCACGGCTCTCGCCCAGGATCTCGTCAGCGGAGCTCTCGAGGTCGCCCTGCACGCGCAGTGACACCGCGCCGGCGGGGTCGAGGGGGTCCCGCAGGACGAAGGTATCGAACACCGCGGTAGTGGTCCCGGCCTGCGTCACGTACGGGCCGTAGAGCGGGTTCACCAGGTTGGCCGTCCGCGCCCGGTACGTCATCGGCCGCCCGGGGCTCGCTGCGGTGTCGTAGAACGTCAACGTCTGGGCGCCCGACGTAGCCGTCTGCAGACCGAGCGGCAGCAGGTTCCAGCGGGTGCCGTCCGGCGAGTGCTCCACGAAGACGCGCCGACTGGCGGTGTCGCTGGGCAGCGCGACGGAGACCGCGGCGCGGTACTGGTCGTTGCGGTTCCCGACGAGTGCGGCGCTAGGGTACTGCCACACCGAGGTTACTGAGGTCGGCGCGGCCGGCGGGGGCGCGTTCATGGTGAAGGCCAGGGAGGTGACGCCCGCCACGAGCCTGGTGTAGAGCCGTGCACCGGCGTAGGTGGCCGCGACCCGGAGGTAGGTCTTCATGGCGCCCGTGTTCGGGAGATCTTGGTCCGGGGTCCAGGTCTGGTCCCCGGTGATCTTCCATCCGGCGTAGCCGGAGCTGTCGACGGTCCAGGCTCGCGCGCGGTACTGGGTCGCGCCGACGAGGAAGCCCGGGCCGCTGCCCGGGTTGGGGTCGGTCGCGCCGCCCGTCAGGTTCGTGGCGCTCGCGGTCTTCATCCCGAAGGGTGCGTCAGGGTCCGCCTCGAAGGCGGCCTGTCCGCCCGGGTAGTTGGCCAGGTCGGAGACCAGCCAGGTCACGGCCCGGATCTCGTACTGGGGGACACCGTCCAGCGAGGTGTACGTGAAGGTGTGCTGCGGGCGTGTGGTGCTCGTGAGCTGACCCGCGGCGATGGACAGCGCGGAGGAGACAGGCGGGCGGACGTAACTGACTGCCGCAGAGACCTTGATGAGCCGGTGGTCTTCCCCGAGCACCCCGTAAGCGGAGGTGACCACGACGACGATCGCGTCACCGGCGTCCTTCGCAGTAGCCCCTGCCACGTCCGCGTTGTAGGCCCCGGCCGCACCTACGACAAAGTTCGCGGGTGACGAGGTGGGCACGAAGGCCTGCTGAGCTCCGCTGTAGAAGCCAGAACTCACCGCCTGTCCAGTCATGGGCTCAGCCCCAGTAGCCTGGCTGGCACGAAGAGTAGGGGTGACGGACTGCAGCGCAGCACCGTCGGGGAGCGAAGCAGCGGACATGCCGAAAACAATCCGCTTGAGCCCGGTGCCCAGCGCACCGTCGGTCAGGTAGGTCCCATCCGTGTTGTCCGCGACGAGGGCTACTTTGTCCGTCCCGGTGCTGGGGGTCCAGCTTCCGGAGTCAGACACGATGGATACGGGGTTCACGGTGACGCTGGGCACGAGCTACCTCTTCCCGGACTGGAGTTTGGAGGCCAGCGAGGCCATGGCGTCGTCGCTGGCGCTGCGCGCGATGCCACGCACCTGCGCCTCGCTGAGCTGCTGACCGGACGCGTCGACCTGGACGATCACCGCGCCGGACTGGACGACGATCATGCTACTGCCTCCGCCGCGCACCGAGTGGGCTCCCAGCATCCGTCCCGTGGTCTCCCAGATCGAGAGCGCGCGCTGGCGACGGTCCTGACCAAGGGGGATCAGGGACTCCCCGCCGGAGCCCTTCTCCGCCCAGCGGTAGTACATCGAGTCGGACGTGCGGCTGCCCTGGACGATGCCGCCGTACTCCAGCCCGCTCGGCTGCTGGCCAGCGGCGAGAAGGGCCTGGTCCGCGCGGATCTGGGCCATCTGCTTGGCGGGCATCTTGGAGAAGACGTCCTTGTCGTAGCGCTGGAGGAGCCCGACGACGTCACTGACGGACTTCCCAGAGGCCGTGCTGAGCCCGACGATCCCGAGCTTGCGCGAGGAGCCAGCGAGGGCGCCGGCGAGCGCTATGGCGTCGTTCATCGCGGGGTCACTGAGCGCGTCCTGCTGGGCCATCTGCCCGGTCAGGGTGTCCAGCGCGGCACCGCTCATCGTCACGGCGGAGGCCGCCAGTCCGCCGGCGTTCTGGTAGCCCATGTCGGCGAACTGCGCGGCCAGGTCCCCGCGGCCCATGTTGATGAGCGCGGCCAGGTTGGCTGCGAACTGGGACTGCGCAGCGATGTCCTGCTCGAGGCCGTTCTGGAACTCCATGAACTGGATCTTCCGGAGCTTGGCGGCCATCTTCTCCATGTCCTCGACCGAGGAGGTAGCCAGCATCTTGATGTACTTGGCGCCGTCCTCGCCCATCGCCTGGAGCGAGGCCACGACGTCAGCACCGGCGCCCCGCGCGACGGAGGCCGTCTCGTTGCCCCAGACCGCGGTCGCCTTCTGCGCCGCGCCCAGCGCCTTGACGTAGTCCTCGATGGACAGGATGGGCTTCTTGTAGAAGTCCTCCGCGGTGTCGTACGGGTTCTTGCTCTGGCGTGCCTTGAGCTCGGCGGCAGCCTGCGCGCGTGCTTCGGCGGAGGAGGACAGGTTGGCCATGGTGCCAGCGGCGTCGCCGGGCGCGGCCTGGAAGGCACCCTCGCCCTGTCCCTGGGTGATCTCCCAGAGACGCTTCTGCTCCCGCCACTCCTGCTGCTGCTGGAGGTAGGCGTCGTGCCGGTCGCGCTCGTACTCCTTGCGGGCCTGCGCGCGCTCGCGGTTGTAGGCCGACTCCTTCTCGCCGCCGGAGACCTTCCCGTCCTTGCCCTTCTTGCCGGCGTGGCGCGAGCGGAAGCGGAACGGCTTGTAGTGGAACTCGAACTTGGGGAAGCCGCCGTCCGCGAAGCTCTCCATCTCAGCCAGCTGCATGCCGAAGGTGGCTGCCACCTGCTCGAGGATCTGGAGCGAGCGAGGGCGCTTGGACTGGCCCAGCGGGATGAACGCCTCGCCGCCGGTCTCGCCCTCGGCCCACTGGACCAGACCCTTGCCCACGCCGGGCTGGATCTGGGCCTGCTTGGGCAGCCCGGTGGAGGCGCTGGTCAGCACCTTCTGGCGGAAGCCGCCCTCGGCGAAGCTGTCCGGGTAGAAGCCGCCGTTGGCGTTCTTGCCGACCGACTTGTGGACGGTCGTGATGGTCACGGTCTTGCCGTTGACGCGGTCCGCTGCACGGCCGGCCGCGTCGATCTGGGACTCGGCCTGAGTCGCACCCGGCGCGGAGGTGTCGATGGTCGGCTTCTTCTTGTCGAGCTTGTCGGACTTGTCCGCCAGGTCGTCGAGCATCTTGCCGGCCTTGTCGACCTCGGCGCCCACGGTGATCTGGGGCTTCTTCTTGCCGACCTTGTCGATGTCCGCGTTCAGCGAGGCGAAGAAGTCGTCACCCTTCTTGGTCGGCGCGGTGACGCCGAAGCCGATCTGGGTGGGCTTCTTCTTGCCCAGGTGGTCAGCCTGGCGCTCCACGTCGGAGAGCATCTTCTTGACGTTCTTGCCGCCGTACTCCTTGATAAGGGTGGCGACGACGTCCGGCGTCAGGTTGTACTGGCGGAGCAGGGCCTTCATCTCGCCCGCGTTGATGCCGGCTGCGTCCGCGGCGTCCAGGAGGGCCTGGCGGTGCGTGCGCAGCGTGTCGGTGATCCGAGCCGCGCCCTTGCCACTCTTGGCCTGGGCCACGAGGAGATCCTGCAGGTCGGTGAGCTGACCCTGCACCGCGAGACGGTTCTTGTCCGCGTCCTTGGTGTGGCCGAGCAGCGCGGTGCCGCCCTTGCGCAGCTCCTTGTTCAGCTCGCGGAGGCCCTGGCGCCAGGTGATGTTCGCCTCGTCCACGCCCATCGAGGCGCCCATCAGGTCGTCGAGGGCCTTCTTCAGGTCGTCTGCCGCGGCCTCCGTGTCGCCCATCGCGGTGTCAACGGCGCCGAGCTTGTCCACGAGGTTCTGCTGCTTCTGCGCGGTCTCCGCGGTGGTGCCACCGAGGCTGTCCATGTACTCGGTGACGATCTGGATCTCGTCGGTCTGCAGCCCGTCGGAGAGGTCCACGCCGAGCTCTTCGAGCTTGGGCCCGAAGCGGCCGATGACGGCGTCCAGCCGCTCGAGTGCCGCGGTCTGCTTGTCGGGGCCGTTGAGCCCGTTGTAGTCGGCGGTGAGTTCCAGCAGTTCCTTCTGGGAGGCTCCGGTCTTGTCGAGCGCTCCCATGAGGTAGACGGCGGAGAAGCGGTAGTTGTCCAGCGCGTTCTTGGCCTCTTCGTACTTGTCGGCCGTGTCACTGTCGATGAGCCCGGAGGTGCGCGCGTTCTTGTCGATGCGCGCGAAGTCGTCGATGGCGTCGAGGAGCCCCGTGTGGTTGACGGTCTCGTTCACCGCGCTGGAGGTCTCGTCGGCCAGTTCCTTGAGGCGGGCCACCTCCTTGGCCGCGGAGGAGAGATCGAACCGGTCGAAGCCGTCCTGGACGCCTGCGTTGGCCTCCCGAACCTCCTTCGTCGCGTTGGTGTACTGCTGCCACGCGGACACCACGGCCATGATGCTGGCCGTGATGAGGATCCCCGGGGCCATCCGGAGGAGCGCTGCTCCGGTGATCTTGGCCTGGGTGGCCAGCTTGCCCATGGCGCCGATGGCGTTCACGAGCATGAGGAACACCAACGCGGTGAGCTCGCTGGCCGCCACGGCGACGCCGCCGGCCAGGGTGATGCCGATGGCGGTGGCGAGGACGAGCGCTGCGCCCTGGTTCTCGCGGAGCCAGCTGGTGGTGGTCTCCAGCGCGCTCATCAGCTCGTTGAAGATGCCGCCGCCGACCACGCCGGCCAGCTTCACGAAGGGCTCGATCTCGCGCCAGACCTCCATGCCGAGATCCTTCATCAGGCTGAGGAGGTTGGCGACGGTGGTGGCCGCGTCCTGGAGCCCCGGCGAGAGCTCGTCCAGCAGAGCGCTACCGGCCTCGGTGACGGTGCCCGCGAGATCCTGCAGGCCCACCATCACCTTGGAGAGGACGGGGAGGATCTTGAGGCCCAGGCTGATGGCCACGGCGTCGGCCTTGTTCTTCATCAGCTCGAGCTGCGCCGAGGCGGACTTCATCTGCTCGTTGAAGACCTTCTGGGCCGCGCCGGCGCGGCCGTTCTTGTCCTCGATCTGGCCAGCGACCTTGGTGTAGTTCTTGCCCTCGTTGGCCATCAGGGCGAGCGCACCACGCGCCGCCCGGATCTCCGGGAACAGCTCGAGCAGCGTCGTGATGTTGCCGCCGGTGGCGGTGCGCAGCTTCTCCATGACGCCGCGGAGACCATCGGTCTCGAGGGCGGAGGCACCACTCTCGTACCCGAGCTTCTCGTACATGGCGGCCAGCGCGTCGCTCGGCTGGACCAGCTTCTGCATCAGGGCGTTGAGGGAGGTCGTGGCCTCGGCGCCACCGATGCCGGCCAGGGTCATGGTGGCGATGGCGGAGCCGACCTGGTCGATGCTGACCTTGGCCGCCGCGGTACCGCCGACCACGTTGCCGAGCCCGGTGGCCAGCTCGTCGAAGGAGATCACACCGGCGTTGACGGTCTGGAAGAGCACGTCGGAGACGTCGGCGGCGTCCTTGGCCTTCAGGCCGTAGGCGTTGAGTACCGCGGAGATGGCCTTGGCCGAGACCTCGGTGGTCGTGAGGCCGGCGGAGGCGCTGAGCGCCGAGGCCTCGAGCACCTTCATGGCGTCGGCGCCGGAGAAGCCGGAGCTCTGGATGTCGTAGAGGCCCTCGGCCAGGATGGTCGCGCTCTGCGGGAGCGTGGTCGACATCGCGATGACACGCTTCTCCAGCGTGGCGAACTTCTCCTCCGACAGCCCGGCCAGGGAGTTGACGTTGCGCATGGCCTTGTCGAACTCGATGGCCTTCGAGGTGGCGTAGGTCAGCCCGGCGGCCGCCAGCCCCGCGCCGGCCGCCAGGCCCTTGCCCAGCGTCTTTCCGAGGCTGTCCGACTTCTTGTTGTTCTGGTCGACGGTGCGCCCGAAGGCGTTCACGCTGGCCGAGGACTGAGACAGGACGCTGCGCAGCTGCGCGTTGTTCGCCGTCAGCAACACCGAGATGTTGCTGAAAGCCGAGCCCGCTCCGCTGCCGATCATCCCATGAGCCTCTCCTGGTCCGTCTGTAGTCCTTCGGCCAGCTCACGCGGAACGAGGCGAGCGGAGAGGCCCTGCTGGCCCTTCTCGGCTGCGCTGCTCAGGTGTTCCTTCTCCTGCTCGAGGATCTCGCACCCGGGGCAGTGCTCGATGTGGCCGACGTACGCGAACTTGTCGCGGTCCCATTCTGTCTTACGCGTGCCACATCCACGGCAGACCTTGGCCTGCTCTCGCGCCCACGCCAGGGCCTTGTCCTGGTCCAGGTCGGACCATTGCAGGAAGACTGAGTGGGGGATCCCCAGCGGCGTGCAGTACGCCAGCTCCTCGTGGAGCTTGGGGTCCCCCCAGATCAGTTTCCCAGCAGAGCCACCCGCGTCTCCGTGTTCACGGTCATGACCTTCTCGCGGAGGTCGGTGAGCTCGCCGGGGCCCCACTCGGCGGAGTCGAAGACCTCGGTCTTCCACTCCTCCGCGGACATCCCACCGACGACCGAGGCGGCGCAGAGCGCCGGCCAGAAGGTCTCGGGGTCGAAGCTCGCCTCGTTCTTCTCGATCTGCTCCTTGGTGGGCGGGTGCTCGCGCACCAGCTCCTCGAAGGCCAGCCGACCGATGCCGCGGATGACGAAGGAGACGCCGGTCTCGCGCAGCTCCGCGCGGACCTTGGCCAGCGACGCTTCCGCGGCGGCGACCTCCTCGTCATCGCTGGTGAACCGGGCCAGGTTGAGCTTCTGCTCCGCGTTCTTCAGACGCTCCACGTCCTCGTCGGTCGCGGGCACGAAGTGCTCCGTCTGGATCGCCTTCTTGCGGCGAACGGCGTCCTTCAGCGTGTTGCTCGGTGCGGTGGCCATGGTTCCTCCCAGAATGACGAAAGCCCAGCACCCCGGTGGGGGTGCTGGGCCTCATCATGCCGCAGGTCAGGCGGGCGTGACGCCGTTCTGGACCGGGACCGCGGTGACCGCGAAGCCGACCTGGAACTGGGCCGCGGTGGCGTCCAGGCTCCACTCGTCGTTCACGCCGGTGGAGGTGACCGGCCACTTCTCGCAGCGCTTGCCGACGACGTCGCCGTACGGGAAGAGCAGGATGAAGCCGGCGGTCCCCTTGGCGATGGCCGTACGCATCGCCGTGGTGGTGTCGTCGTCGTAGAGGTTGAGCGAGCTCTCCCCCGCGGCGTCAGGGCCGTTGATCTGGGAGTCGAAGGCCGTGGCCAGGTCGGGCGTCGCGATGGGCGAGTTGGCCAGCGTGAAGCCGTTGATGGCGGCGATGGCCGGACTCAGGTCGGTG